GGGAGATTTAGTAATCCGCCATCTGCAAACCCTAATGATTTTCTTATTTTCTTAATAAGGTTTCTTAACTGTTTATCATTTTCTTTTCTTCTTTTTTCTTTTATTTCGTTAGGACTTAATTTTAAGTCTTTAAACAAATCAGTTTTTAACTTATTTTTAAATTCATCAAAGTAACCAGGTAGATTTACTATCCCACCATCTGCAAACTTTTGTGCATTTAATGCATCAAATGTTCCTACGCCATATTTTTTGACGGAATCTGCTTTAATTACATATTCACCATTTGAAAGATATGCAGGAATAGAATCAGATGTTCCAGTTCCTGGACCCTTTACTCCGCCTGTGCTTCCTTCTCCGTAATGTCTTATGTATCCTCCAACTGCTTTTTTAATTGGAGAAACATCCTTTTTCGTTAAATCATTTAATTTCTTTTCTGCAGCAGTAACTTTGGCATTAGCATTTAATGCTGAAATTCTATTTTCTAGAGCTGTTATTTTTTTATTAAGAGCTAATGAGTCTGTCTCTTTATTAAATTGTGTAGCTTCAAATGATTTTTGTTGCTCAATAATACTTGCACCAATATAATCTCCAGAGATTTTTGCTTGTGTTGCATCTTTGGATAGCTGCATTAGTTTTTGCTGATATTCGTATTGACGTTTTAATCCATCGTTTGCTTCATCTATAAGGTCACGTTTTGTTTTTAATCCATCAAGTTCTTTTTGTAGTCTTGCAATTGTAAGTTTTGCTTGAGCAGAAAGAGCAGCTCCGTCTGGGCTAGGGTTTCTAGCATCTAGATCTGTTTGGTCTATCTCATCAGTTGCTTTTTTTATAGAGGTAAGATAACGATTATACCTTTTTGCAAGTTGGTTTTCGCCTCTTCTGCGAGTCATATAGTCATCAGATCCTAGGGCTTTAAATATTGGGTTATCTTTGTCCAAGATTCCAGAACTAAGCAAAGCTAGACCCATCATCTGTTCCTTTGCACTTTTTAAGACCGATAGAAGTGCTCCTGAACCTTTTCCAAGTGATTCAAATACCCTGGTAAGAACAAGCTTTTTATTGGCTGCATTAAGACTGTCTGTCATTGATATAACACCGTAAAGACTACCTGTGTATGTTTCTGAATTAATAAGTCCTAGACTAAACATTCCTGCAGAAGATTTTGCCGTTTCAGACATAAAAGCTGTTATTGCATTAAGAGATTTTTCTGTTTCAGCAGTAAACTGTTTAAGTTTTGGCTGTCTTCCAAGCATTTGGTCTATAGCACCACTTATAAATTTTTGAAATCCAGTTGGCTTAATCTTTGATGATTTAGTAAAGTTTGCAAATATTAAAGCTATTTGTCCTTGCAACTTTTTAATTGATTCTGGTGAAAGGTTTAAAGACTTAACATCAATCACTACATCTGTTTTACCTGATTCTTCACGCAGTGCATCAATTATTGTTTGAACCTGCTCAGTTGCAAACCCTTGCGCTTTAAGGTTTAATGCTAAAGAAGAAAATACTATCTGTGCTTCTTCTGCTGTTGCTGTAGACAAAGTTTTTATTGTATTTTTAAACTGTGATTTAAATCCACTATCTAGCTTTAATGATTCTCTTTGTGATCTTACCTGCGGAGCAACAATTTCACTTCCTGGTTTTAGATCAAATGGAAGCTTAGATGGTACAACACTAAAAAAATCTCCCAAAGTTTTTACTTGGTTAGTTGTTGTTTTAATGGCATCTGATAGTCCATTGATCTGTTTGATTTCACGATCTCTAACAGAGTTTAGTGTTTGGAAAACACCCACCGTTATTCCTACTGATGCAAAAAGTCTACCTGCTATTCCTACAAACCGTGATAAAAATTTGGCTGCAATCTTTATTCTTGCACCAAAGCCTGAAACTCCAATAAATAATTCCTTAAAGCTTGCTGCTCCCATTGCACCTGCAACTGTATTTGCTCTAGTTGCTATTTTTTGTAATAACATCTCTTGTGTTAATAACTGAGTTACTGTTTGTAGTCCAAATAGTGCACCAGATACACCAAAGATTATTGATGAAACTTTTCCTAATGATCCACCAAACATTTGTGCTACACCAGACAAACCCATTAGAGCAAAAGATCCACTTTGTAGAGCACCGTTGAATTTACCCATTCTTGCCATTGAAGCTTGACGTGCTGCTGTTTCTTTTTGTGCTGCTAATGTAAGTGCTTCTTGTTGTTGTATTTGCTGTTGGGCTGCCTTTTTCGCTGCTTCAGCACGTTGTGCAGCCATCTTTGCTTCTGTTTCTCTAAGAACTGCTGCTGGAACATCTGATGGTCCTTGAGGTCTATATGCAGCACCAGGTCTACGTGTTCTTGGGGAGCCAGCCATTACCATGTTGTCTATGTTTGGAGCACCTACAGGTCTTGTTGCAACTCTTCTTACTCTCTTGGTTGCTCCAGCTACCGCTCCATCTGCAAGATTTTGTCCAGAACGAGCAACGTCATCTTGTCTATTTGCCATTCCAACTTCAAGGCCACGAGCAATATCTTCTCCAATTGGAATTGTTTTCTTTGATGGAGATGCTGTTCCTGCACCCTTTGCGGTTGCGTCTACTGCTTTCTGTGCTGTTAATTCTGCATCTCTTTGAATTCTTTCCATAATAAGATTATGGGTACGTCTATAGTTTGCTCCACTTCTTGCAGAAGATCCTGGTGCTCCAGTTAAGTCAATTTTTCTTTCATACTGTGGTGAGTTTGCAAAAGGTTGAGGAGCTGATGATTGAGATGCAAGAGCCAGAGCCTGACTTTCTTCAAGCATTGCCTGTCTACCTAGAATATCTTTTTTACGTAATGGAGTTCCTTTAACTCTAACCATTGTAGATGCTGGTTTACCACTTGCTCCACGAACCAATATTGATTCACGTGAAGTTCCTTCATTGACTATTAACTCTGGTCTTTCTGCCTTAACTTTATCTACAAATCTAGTAGAGAGATTTACTCTAAGTTCATCAACTTTAGCCTCTGCTCTATCAAGTGCTTTTCTTAACTTTGAAGTTGCTGGCAATGCTAATCTTAATTCTTTTTCTAATCTTTGATATTGTTCTCCAGTAAGAGTCTTATCTTTGGTTAAGTTTGCTTCTTTGATTACTGCTTCTTTTAATGATGCATGATACTGAGGTAGTTCATCTGCAACTTCTTCTAGGCTTGATCCACCATCTATAAGTGCAGGAATAAACATGCCAGGACCAAAATGGTCAAAGTCATCCAAGAAAGTTTGAACTGGTACCATTGATGTACCTGCTCCAATTGCGTCATTTAGTGTCTTGGATTGCTGAGTTGCAAGACCTGTGTAGGCATTTACAGTTTCTTGTCCACCACCCAAGTCTTTAAGATCCTGTAACTTATAAATATCTGCTTGTCTTGCTCTTCTTAGCTCTTCTGGTAGTGCTAAAAGCTCAGCCAAGACAGCATCAACAGTTGATTTAATTCTTAATGTTATGTGTCCCCACACTGCTGGTGCATTATCTGGTCCTATTGCATCTGCTCCGTATTTACCTAAGCTATACCCTGGAATATTTCCAGCAATCATGCCGTTAATTAATGGAGCATACTTCTTTGCCATTGCTGCAGGAATTACTGCTTCTCCTGGGCTAAGCATTGCTGGAACTATATCTCCAGCTCCCTTTGGACCAGGAACAGAAACAACACCTGATGCATACTTCTTTCTTGTTGGTGGAGTAACCATCATGCCAGGGTTTAGAGATGCAAACTTTGCTCCTGCTACTGTTGCTGCTGTATAAGATGCTATAAGCTTCTGGAGGGCCTCTGCCTCTACTGTAAACTGTTGGGTAAGGTTTGCATGTGCCTGATTAAGTGAATGGGCTGCAGCAGCTGCATCTATCTGCTCCATGGTCATGTACTGTGTTTGTTCACCTAGATTTTGTGACTGCCCCGTTAATCTTTGATACCCCATGCGTAGTGTTAAAAATAGTTTAATAATATTTGCAACACCGTTAGCAAGCAAACCAAATGTCATTAGGAGAACAGGCCCAAGGCCACCAATGACTGTGACCATTAAAGTTATAGCTTTTTTAGTTCCATCAGAAAGATTACCAAACTTTTCTGCAATGCCACCAATAAAATCAATAATTGGAGTTACTGCTTTTAGAAAAGCCTCTCCAACTGGAACAAGTGCAAACTTTAAATCTTCAACAGATTTTTTAAATTTATTCATTGCAGAGTCTGCGGTCTTGCCTAATTCTTGTTCTGATAGATTTGCTAGGTCTTCTACTGAAGATGTAGCAAGTTTAAGTACACGAGATGCTTGTGTTCCATCTCTTGTTACGTTTGCAAATAGTGCAGATAAACGAGCAAACTGAAACTTTCCAAACATTTGTTCAATTGCTCTTGCTCTTTCAAGAGGTGCAAGTGTGTCAAGAGCTTTAGCAAAACCAATAACTGTTCCTCTGATGTCTCCACTGTTATTATTAACAATTGCATTAATGTCAATTCCCAAACCTTGAAGCATATCCCTTGCTCTTGTGCTTGGATTAATTAATGATGCAAGACCAGACTTGAGAGCGTTAGCTCCTTCGGATGCATTAATTCCACCTTCCTTCATTGCTGTAAGGAAGAAGGCTAAATCTTTTACATCTCCACCAAGTTGCTTAATGACTGGTGCAACTTTTGGAATTGCAATAGTAACGTCATCTAGGGATACAACAGTTTGGTTTTCAACTGCGTTAAGAAAGTCAATACTTTCAGCCAGTTCTTCGCTTGAAATCTTAAATGCATTTTGAAGAGCAATAGTTGTTTCAAGCGCCTGCTGGTTATCAATTTGACCAAGTACGGAAAGTCTTGTTGCTTGTGCTGTTTGACGTTGTAGGTCTAATCCCTGAAAGCCTGCAGCTGCAGCATCTGCTGCGAGTCCAACAGTATCCGAAACTGCAACTCCATATTTTGTAAACTCTCTTGCCAGCGCTTGTATATTTTCAAGTGCTTGCTGTGTTTCTTCTTGTGGTGTAAATAAATCTCCGTAAACCTTTTTAAACTTAAGGGCTTGTGCTTCCATCTCCATAAATGATTTTGATGCAGCAGCTCCTGCTGCCATAAGTGGCAATGTAAATCCAACCATAAGTTGGCGACCAGCCCACTGTGTATTTTTACCAAAGTTTAGAAGATTGGTAGATCCTTGTCTCATTAACTGATTAAATAATGCTTGCCTCTGTGCCGTTAGCTGTAGCTGTGTTGAATAATTGTCTAAGTCCAATTGATTAGGAATAATAGCAATAGCCTTCATTGCTCCAGTGGCATCTCTGCCCATCTTAATGTATTGTGTTTGTAGCTTCTTTACACGATCTTCTGCTACCTTGCCAATTGTGTCATACTCTGATTTAAATAAGCGACCAAATGTTTTTGTAGATGCCCCAGCATATCGGAAATATTCTCGCATTGAGAATTTATTCTTCTCAAGAGAATTTGTAAAGGACTCAGAGGTTGTTCTTACAGTGCGGAGTTCTGCAGAGAAAGCTCCAATAGAATTTACGCTATTAAGAAAATTTCTCTGCAGATCCCTCTGTGCAAGAGCTGCTGCTTCACTAGACTTAGAAATTGAAGAGTGAAACTGTGATATCTGGCGTTGTAGGCTTTTTAGTTGAGCCAATGCTGCAGACGTATCAATATTTACGCCAATATTAGCATTTACATCAGCCATGTATCACCTCTTTTAAGTTTTATCTTTAGCCAAGAATATCGTTTACAGAACCAAGCTCAATACCTGATGCTGCTTCAACAATCTTGTAGACAGTTGGAAGATCAAGAATTTCTTCTAGAGCTCCCAAGTCTTTAGCCAGTTCTGGCTTATACTGCTCCATAGCAATCTGTACGCATTCAAGTAGAAGAGTCATTGACTTTTCATTGTTGTCTGCCACCGCTGCCACACCTTCAAACTTCTTCATAAATGGGCGAAGTAGAGAAATCTTAAGAGGTCTAACCTCAATCTCTGTCCCATCAATAAGTGTAAGTTTGTTACCCTCATGTACTTTTGTTGCCATTTTTCCTCCTATATAGGCTTAGTCAATTATAGCATAACCGCAGGGTCACGGAAGTCTTCATAGTCAAGTCCCAGACCTATTCCAAACCCTGCCTTTGTTGCATTAACACCCTGCAAGGCAAGTACATCATCGCTGTCAGATGTGGCTCCACCACTAAATACTCTAGCCTTCATGTCTTCCCATTCTTTTTGTCCCCTATCACTGCCATTTTCTGCATCCAGATCAACGCCTTGTATTGCTGCTAAAAATTTCTTTTCTTCATAATCTAGCTCTCTTTTACTTGCCAATGTTGCTAATAGCTCTGGCATGGATAAAGATAATTCTAGTTCATGATAGTCTTTCCATATACCCAGCAAAAATACTTCTGATTCTAACTTTGCTAAATCTAATGTATCCCAGGTAACACCACTATCATTTGCTTGAGATTTTACAGACTCTTCCGAACTAGCCTTTATTTTTATTCCACCTGCGATATCAAGAGTTTCATATATATTTGGTAGATCAATATTGTCTTCAATATCTTCCACACTTCTAGATATGCGTGGGCAATATTGTTTCATGGCTATTCTTACACATTCAACCAAAAGACCAATAGCTTCATCATCATTGTTTGCTTTTTGAACAACCTGAAAAGCATCCATAAACTCACGAAGGTACTTAATTTTTAAAGGCATAGCCTCTAATTCAGTTCCATCGGTGAGCATAATTATTTTATTATTATAAACAGTTGTAGCCATATGATTCAATTTTATCACATAGAAACAACAAAACCCACTACTTTTGTAGTGGGCTCAGTCGTATAATTTGTATTAAATTATGATGCTGGTGTCCAGGTGCGATCTACGATCTTACCATATGAACCAGATACGTCCTCTGGGAGTAGACGGAATGAAACTTCAAACATTGAAGCCTCATCACGCTTTGCAGATACTGTAACATTTTCAATTGAAAGTGCACGGTATGCTGTGTAAACACGCTCTACTGTTGCTGAATCTACGCAATCGCCTGTTCCTGGGCCTACTGCAACGATACCACGCTCAACTGGACATTCTCCAATGTCTCCAGCAGAAAGATCAAGTGCACGGCCATTTGAAGATGACTTTGTTCCTGATAGCTTTGAATCGCTGTAAGCAAGTGCAAGAAGAAGGTTCTCTAGTGTTGCTTCAGCAAATGCTGTTGCAAGAGAAACCTGCATGCCCTGCTTGTAAAGCTTTGCAACGTCAAGAATCTGATCAACCTGTACTTCACCGAAGTCAGGCTGGAACTGCAATTCAAGACCGTTCATTGTATAACCAACGTTTGTATAATCAGTATCATTAGTGAGTGTGTCTCTGAAAGTCTTTGAAGACTCAAAGGCAGTTAATGATTCTGCATCCAAAGTTGTGTCAGCAACGAAAATTGCTGCTGCACCAACGATAATGTTGGTTGATGTACCACGACTATAATTAGCCATTTATTCACCTCTTTTTCTAAATAGGGATATTAAGTTGTTTGGCGTTTGTTTCCTCAAAAATAGTATATCATCATTTTTTAGGTGTATAATGAGGTCTTTGTATGATAGTCATACTCAACAATAATCTTATTTCTATAGTTGAACTTGACCGATCCTAGCTCAATAATGTCTCTGGTCTCATCAACCTGAAAGACCCTAAAACCATGAAAAAATACATTGTGATTTAAAGTACCTAGTTTTTCTGGGTTTTCAATTAGCCACTGATTTACGTCTTGGCCTGCTGCATCTTGTCTGTCTAAAGCCTCTATGATTACTCTTGATATGTCAAAACCCTTTTCATCACTAAGTGCATGAATGGTATAAACAAGCTGTTCTCTTTTATGTCTGTAAAATGAATTTGGCTTATATCTTACTAGCCTATCGTATACTACTAAAAATGGGTATGGCTCTGGGTTAAGCTCATCAAATAGATCATCAATGCTTGTTGACTGCACTGGGATAAATGGCTCAAAATTTTCTCCTACTGGGTTATATAGTTCATGAAGCTCTAGCTGAGCAAGTAGGTATTTATTTATAAGTGTTGGTGGAAACCCTGTCGTTTCTTTTACTGTAGCCATAGTCTTATTCTACACCAATCTGTGCATTAGCAATCCATTTAAATCCCGTTGAAACTCCAACTGTCTTACCACCTACTGATCCTGCTCTAAAATTTTTCTTGTATATTACTGGCCTTTTAATGTATGCATATAATCCAGAAGACTTTAGAAACGATTGCTTAAAGTAAATTCCAAAAAACTCATCAACAATTTTTTCAAAAGATCCAGCCACTTCATCTCCACCAGGGTTGTCTACAGTTACTTCCTGAGAGGTAAATACTGTTTCGCCATCTATTTTAAAGGCAAGAACCTTAGCTTTTTTAGGAGATATTTTTACTGGAACTCCTTCTTCCATTATTTTTGCTTTATTATAAAAAGGAACAGATGCTCCATTAGATAGGGTTGTTGACTGTTTAAAGCTTGACTTAAAGGAAAGTCCTAGATTGCTAATTGTATAATCAAAATCATAGAGTCTAGAATTTGGACTTCCAGTCTTATACCATTCATATATATGATGTAATGCTTTTGGGTTTGATCTTGCCGATGAGTCTACGTACTGCTTTAATACATTTACTACTTCTAGTCCCATGTTATTTAAAAATATAGTTTTGCCTTTATTAGCACCATCTAAAAATCCAATAGAATAATTTGTTATATTAAGAAGTTGTTTTTCTAAACTTTTCGTATTAACTGATACTCTCATTACTCACCAACTGTCTGGTTTTCTGATCTACGCAACATTAAATTATAATACTCAATTGATTGAAGGCCACCTACGAACGGCTCAAAAGAAGAAATTTCATATATTGTTCCTCTTCCAGTACGTGGTCCTGCTGTTTCTCTATAAACAATATTATCTCCAGGAAGTCGTATATTTGTTATCAATATATTAGTTATTGAATTATTTTCATTATTTGAGGATATGCGGATGTCTGATCTGGATCTTCCAGTTAGTCTTCCTTCATATTGCAAAAATACTGCTGGTGTCATTTCTTCTTTTATACGACTGCTAATTGATTCTATGTTGCATACAACTGTTCTGTCAAATATCCATTCTTTTACTGCCTTGCCATATTCACTTTGTTTTATGATTGCATAATAAACATCAGCAAGCATCGGATACATAAAGTCTGTTGTCTCGCATGGGTTGGAATATGCCCCATACATCATAAAATTCCTGGGGTCAATATATTTGTTTTGTATTTGTCAATAATAGTATCAACAAGAATATTTCCTGTTCCAGTAAATTTAGATGGATTATATTTTAGTTTGAATTGATCTGTTTCATACTCTAGAACGTATGACTTATAATGGTCTATTTTTCCGCAAGCAATGTCATCCATAAGCATTAGAGTTGCCTCACGTATGTCATTAGGGATTACTTTGTATCCTACTTCATATATAAAAATATAATCTTGTCCTTCTGGAAAAGCAACTGATTGATTTCTTGTGTTTATCCACATGTTGTCAAAATTTTCATATGGGGCATATGCATAAAAAGAATCTGATGCTCCCTCTCTGTAGTTTAAAGGTTTTCTTTCTGCACGATTAAAAGAATCTGTTGAGAATGCATCTGTTGGAACTTTAACTATTGCAGTTTTATCTTTTGTAACTATATAATTATATCCGTCAAGCGCTGGCTCATCTAAAGAAGAGTCAAAAACTAATTTACCATTTTCATAAGCCTGGTTAACCTTGTACAAAGAATCCCAAACTGGCATATAGTCTGTTCCCTGTCCAACTGTTTCAAATATTTTTTTCTCAAATGTAAATCTGCTTCCTACCACAGAGTCAATTATTGCTCGGGCAATTCTTTCATTATGGGTTGCAGATGCAATATCTGATGCAGTTGTTCCTAATGTTTTTGGATTTACGTACGGTCTAACTACTGTTAAAATATCTTCAACTACCAGATCTCCTGGCTCATCATCAATGGAATCATAAATTGTTACGTTGTAGTCATTATCGTATTTTGTAAAATCTTCATCAAGCGTATATGTAATTTGAGAGTTTTCGTCTGACGTTACTGTATTTGATCCAAATACGGTATCTTCTTCGTTTTCAATATAAAATAAGTAATCTGTGTCTGGTTCTGGTACATCGTACTTAATCTCAATTGGATATGGTGGGAGTCTAAGAATTATCATAATTATTTACCGTAGTGTTTTGCTACCTCTTGAGGTGTCGCTATGCGAACCTTGCTGTGGGTAAGCCACTTTTCGGAAACCTCCTTGGTTACAATGTTATAGCCTTTTACGACTTCTCCAACACCATTCCAGAATATATTACGTTCTGAAAACAGTGCTACTTTATCTTCTACTGTCTTTTTTGCTTTTGGTTCGGCTACTGGTTCTTCTTCTTTTGGTGTCCAGCTAGCAATAACCTCAAGCATATTTAACTTTGTAGTTGCCCCAAATAAATCAATGTTGTTTTGTTTTGCATAAGACTTTATTTCCATAACAGTCTTCTTAGATAAATCTTGAATAATAGACATTAATTCCTCCTAAGTTATTATACCAGAATTAGCGTCGTCTTCCTCTGCCAAAATTATTTTGTGATGGTAAACGAATTCCGTGTGGTGCTCCAGATGGATTCACTGCGTTTGGTCCTGATGTATCACCCATGTTTGCTTCACCATTAGTTCCCATAATATTGGCTTGCAAACCATTTGTACCCATAACAATTACTCCTGGGTTTCCAAGAGTAACAATTGCACCTTCTGAAGCATGTGAGTGTCCTTGAGGTGTTCCTGGATATGACATTTATTCTCCTTATAAATGACTGAAGGGGACAGATTTTACTCCGTCCCCCAAGTCAATCGTTTTACGATTATGAGTTGTTTGCTGCTGTTGCGAATGCAACTGCGTCAAGCTCTTCCCACTGAAGACCAAAGCGGACGAATACTGTGTACTCAATTGTGTCCTTCTTTGGCTGGTAGAAACGGTTTACAGTGATATCACGCTGGAATCCCCATACACGGTTCTGAGGGAATGTAAGATCTACATAGCCTGCAGGGTAGTAAGGAACTTCCTGAACCTCAACACCGAGAACACGAGTTGTACGTGCTCCACCAAATGTCTGAGCTCCACCATCAAGGTATGCCTGACGGTTTTGTGGTGTACCTGCTGGTGTACCAGCAAATGCCTCTGCGATTGCATCAGCAAGTGTACCGTTGTTCTTGACAATACCCTGGAATGCATCTGTGCCAGCATAGAACTTAAGGTTGTTCTTGATTGCACGATACTTACGTGGCATTGCTAGGATAATATCCTGAAGAACTGGAGTTGTCCAGTTGTTGTCTGCTACAGTAACAAGTGACTCGTGTGAGTCTCCGCCCTGTACCTTTGAAACAAAGCCTTCCATAATGTTAAGGAATGCGTTGTTGCCAGCTCCTGTACCATTAATTGCAAGATCTTCAATGTCGTTTGCAAAAGCGCTTGTCATAAGACGAACTAGGTGATCTTCAAGAGCTCCACCTTCAATGTTGTCTTCAAGTGCTTCTGTTGATACTTCCCAGTCCAGACGAATCTTCTTAGTAGTCAATTCAACCTTTGAGAAAGTTGCGCCTGCATTTGTGAATGTAGGGTCTGCCTGTGCTGCTGCACGAATTACACGCTCACCAACGTTAACCTTTTCAAGTTCCATTGTGTTAGCTCGCATAGTAACTCTACGTCCATCTTTAGCGAGAACTGTAGCATCCCACACATAATCAATGAAGCGACGAGCTTGTTCAGGCAATAGGATACCTCCAGGTGTACCAACTGGATTTACTCCGAGTTGTGCATCACCGTAGTTTGCACCATCTGTATTACCAAGAACACCTACACGGCCTCCTACGATAACACCTGCGTCTGCTGTAGAACCAGATGCTACTGCGCCCTCACCTGTATGAGTGTGGCCCTGAGCTGTACCTGGATAGTTTTTTACGATATCTTCTGACATATTGTTCACCTCCTAGTGATTTTTATGTTAGTTGTATAGGTCGGAGAATTTGAGGAAACGTCCGCCCCATAGGGATTTTTGAATTGGAGTTTCGTCCAACTCCTGCACGATCTCGCCTAGATCGCCAGACTTGCGGAAAGCGGTGTCCTTTTCTACGGAATCAACTCTCTTTCCAATTTCATTAAAAGTACCCTTGATCTGATTTACATCAGTTGTTGTGGCATCAAGAGACTTCTTTAGGTTTGCAACTTCATCACCAAGTGACTTAATTGTTGCTGTTAGATCGCCAAAGGCATTAGTAACAGATTCCTTGATGTCTGCAATTGCATTTGCAATTACCTCATCAGCCTTTGCAGCATCTTCTGCTGCTGGTGCTTCAGGAGTCTGAATTGCATCTTCTGTTGAAGATGTAGCACTATCTTCTGAATCAGACTTTTCAATTGCTTCTGGAGTTGCTTCTGCAACTACTTCAGCCTTTTCTGTTTCTTCTGTTGGTTGTGCCTCTGGAGTGACCTCTACTGATACTGCTTCTGCTTCTGCAACTGGTGCATCTACTGTCGTTGTATCTTCTGACATAGGGTTTACCTCCTTTGTAATCTTAATTGTACTAATGCCTTTAGCACTATCAACTAAGAACTTTATCATGTTTGCTTTATCTGAGTCATTTTTTTCTACGAAACCAATGTTCTTCATTTCATTACCACTTGTTGGGCTAATGTATGTTTCTTCATCAGAGGTTAGAACAATTCCTGATTCTTCATCGTAGAATACATTTTCTACAACTACATCTGCAAGGTCACCCTTGATTGTATCTACTCCGTCAACTTTTTCAACTGACATAATGCTTGCGAACTGATTTGCTGGGGAATCTACAAGACTCAACTCAACAAGATCATAGTCCTTAATAATTCTGATTGACTTATCTAGTTCTTCGTTATATGCATCATCCCACTTGTTCATTTTACCGCCGATAGAAAAACCAGTGTATGTTCCATCAAGAACTTTCTCCCATGCATCTGCTGCACCCTTGGAGATATATGTAGATACATAAATACCTTTGTAAAACTTCTTTGATTCTGGATCAAAATACTTTTCTTCTTTAAATGAAATCATCTTACCTACTGCTGATGGCTGATGCATTTCTCTGATGTTACCACGGAACTTTGCAAAAGCACTTAGAGATGCTTCTGTGGTTACAATGTCATACTGCTTATCAACGTTGTCCAATGATGCAAAGCCAGAGACGATTCTCTTCTCAATGTCTACTTTGCCAAAGGGCATTGATAAGCGAACATTGTCGCCGTCAGTGGTCCAAAAAGCCTTATTTATGTTCATATCGTATTCCATTATACCAAACTTTTATGTAGATTTCTCAATTATTGAGACGCTCTACCTTCACCCTTCGGATTACGTCCAGATACCGTTGCAGATCCATCAGATTGATTATTTGTTCGCTCTGAATCTCTTGAACGATTTCCATTTGCCCTTGAATCTGCAGCTTGTCTTGGGCTTAACTCAAGTGGTTCATCGCCGTGTTCTGCTTGAGGCAAATCAAGAATTTCACGTGCTTCGTTAGGAAGCATAATCTGATTTTTAACATAACGCTCAAGAATCTGTGACTGTGCAATTTCGTCTGTGAGAGTAAGTTCATTAAACTTAAACTGCAAAATGTCTGTTCTTTCCTTGATAATCTTGCTGATTATTTTCTCAAGATGCTGTTGTTCTGGGCGAGAAACTTGCTCTTTGAATGTACGGTCCTGTGCCAAGGCTGCTGCAATCGCTCCAGAATCTGAACCGCCTAGCTTAGATATTGGAACCTGATGAGCAATAAGAATATCATCACGGTTTTGCTTTCGGTACTCTTTAAATGAACCATCTTGAATACCGTTTTCAATAGGCTTCATCTCAAACTCAACCTTAGACTGATCACTGTCACCAGGAAGTGGGATATAAAGAGTTCTATGTGACTGAGACTTTAGTCCTGTCTGCAAGAATCTAAACATCTTATCTTCAGCATCTGCTGATAGCTTTGCACCCTTTAGAGTGATTACATATCTTGGTACCGCTTTGTTTTCAAAATAATCAATGTTGTATTGTGAAGCTAGCTGATCACCAATAAGAGATGGAAGCGCTGCAATAATATCTGGAACACCATAGTAGGTGTTTAGTGGTGAATAATCTTTGAAGTGAATAATTTCATTTGGACGATTGTCTGCTGTTAGTGGGTTTTTGTTTGTGGCACCAAAGTTACGGAAGTAAACAACCTTTGGCCCAATGATTTGAACATAGCCATCACGGATACGACGAACTCGCATTGTTGTTGATGGGATGTGTCCGATGTATCCAATATCACCACTTACGGTTCTACCAACTTCTAGGTATCCATTTCCAGTTGCTTGAAGGTCTGTATAAATCTTTTCCATTGTTCGTGTAAAACTATCATCATCATTTAGTGATTCAAGCCAGTCACGAAGTTCTAGCTTAGCTCTTTCAATTCTCTTACGTGCACGATCTGTTGCACCTCTGTCTGCATTATTTTCAAGACTCATCATTGTGCGGTCTGTTACATCAAAACGGTAGCCAAGACCAACAACATTTTCTACTTTTGCATCAATAGCAGCATGATTAGCAAAAGATGTGTCATAAAAGTTAGCCAACTCATATAAGTTATATGGTGGTGTGATTACATCAAAAAGACCATAACCATTTCGGTAAACTAGTCCAGGATTAATTGCCTTAGAACCAGAATCTTTTAATCCCTTTGGATCTGCATTTGCTGAATCAAGATAAGGAGTACTAAGAAGATCAATGTTTGAATTAGTAGCAAGGTAACCTTCTTGTGTCATTGCTTTATTTACTTGTCTAGTAATACGACGTTTGGTATTTTCTTCAAGTCCCGCTAAAGTTTTTAGTTCATCCCAGGTTTTATTAAATGGGTCACTATTTTTAAATTGGCTTTCTGGTTTTTCTGTTGTGCCAAGTCTGGCCTCTAGGTAATCGCTATTACTCATCAAAGGCTGCCTTTCCTGCTTTATTCAAAGTCTGCTGTGCAGCATGCCATGCACCAAGATCGTTCATAGACGGAATTAATCCAGACTTCATACGATCCATTTGCTCTGAATGCTCTTCTTCTGAAATGCGAGTAAGGCCAGGAACAAATACTGCTTCCCCGTCACCTTCATCACCATAATGTTTTGCTGCTGCTTTTAGTTCCGCTATCTTTGTCAAGTCATTACGCATTGACTCAATATTGAGAACATTGCCTTCTCCGTCAGTAAACCATTTTCCAGTTGATTTCTTATATACGTATAGACCCCAGTTATATTTCTTTTCTATAACTTGTCTACGTACATTTTTGACAATTGGTTCGCCAGTTTCAGGGTTGATTAAAGAATCCATAACCATCAGTATACCATATTCCCACTAGATAAGTATTTAAAGAACCACTATTTTAATAGAACTTGATCTCACATGCGTCTGTTGAACAATAACTCTCTCCAGCTGCTTCAAGATTTTCTACACCATCATAAATGGCAGACCAGTCAATCTTGCCAATCTTGCCTACGTATGAGTTGTATTCTTCTCGTGTGATTTCTGAGTATGGCTGCTGAGGATAAACCTTGTCTCCCATTGGTAGGAAGGATACTGCCTTTAATTGTCCCTCGTACATATTTAGAGCGGGAGCAATAAACTTCTTCTCAGTCTCTTTATCAAATGAAAGTGTCACAGAAACACCATTATCTGACCAATACTTCTGAGCAGTTGCTGCTAAACCAATCTTTTCAAATAAGCTTACCTCCTTCTCAGAACGCTTATGTCCTGATGCTACTGGGAAATATACTACTTGTGTATTTGCTGATACCAAATCATCTTCAATTTTATATCCCGCTGCTCTAAACAAGTGAACCATAGGATCTGTATTTCCAAATCTAATAGCACGAAGATAGAACTCTCCACCAGGTCCCCAGTGAACTCCAGGTGTTGCACCAGAAAGAAGTGAAACTGATCCTGAAGGCTTAACAGTTGTTACACGAACCGATTCACGAACACATAGCCACTCAGAATATGAATGATCATATTTACGAATTGTGCTGTACCCTTCGTCCATCCACTCACGAATAATGGGAAGACCATGCTGATCAGCAAATGCAGCAATACCTGTAAGGGATGTACCAATACGACGATTACGTTGCATAATACCGTTTGTCTGTTGCCAATGTGTTGGCATAAGTGTTACAGTCTTTCCATAAAGATAAGCAAACTTCAACGTCTTGAGGAAGTCCTCCTTGGATTCGTGACGGTTAAGGTGCACTTCTACAAGCGTACATAATTCGTAACTTTCCAATGGCTGCTCCGCACAAGGGTTAAAGCCCATAATTCGAGCATCTTTATAATCAGGTGCATCTGCAAGACGACCATAATTTCGAGCAACATCAAGCCAGATAAAACCTGGTTCTCCGTTGTCTGCAATTAAATCTACATAGTCTTCATATTTAGTTCCAACCTCAGCAGCTATTGAATTATTACTCATCCATGCCCAACCTGGTTTTGATGGATCATATGAATTTCTTTCGGGAAATACTTCTGGATTCTTAAGATTAATAAAACCATCATCTTCTGGAACTCCAAGTGCAAGGGTAGCAGAACGACGAACATTTCCTGAAACTACGCATGTGCCAATAAGATTTACCATATCAACAATTGCACGACTATCTAGCTGCTCTCCCGCTCTAGAACCGATTACTTTTTTAATGCGTGTATGAAGATCAATAAGTGGTGCTGGACCGCTTGCTACCCCTCCAAAGCCCTTGATAGGTGCTCCTAGGGGACGGATAAGATCATAGTCAAACTCTTGGATTGATTGGTTTTGGCGAAGAAATGAGTTAATAAGTAATCTAACAGATTCTACCCAACCTTCACGGGTATCTGGAATTTCATAAATAGATACTGGCTCTGTAGGTGCATAAATAGACATTTGTTTGTCTTGTCCAAGAGTGTCAAATCCTACACCAATACCTAACATTAATGCATCCATTACCCAAGCAAATAGGGCTCCTGGATCATTACGATCAATATCACGAGTAGAAACCATTGCACAATTTTGAAGGGATGCAGAGTTACGCTTCTCCATAGTCATAGGAGTTCCAAATGCCCATAGGCCTCTTCCTGGTGGTGTCCACTTTAGCTCAAACATTCTTTGGAATGCTTCTTGAGCTGACTTCTGAGCCTTGTTATCATTCCAGGGTAGACGGTTATCTTTAGCGTGATTCTTTTGAACTGAGTACATACCCTCAATTACACGACGGCATACCTCATGCCAGCGTTCCTTTGTTCCGTCTTCTTTTACACGAGAATAAGTGCGAATAAACGTAATCTCTCCCAGTGAGTTAGAGCCTGCATCTGAGAATCCAAATGGTGCTGGGATAGTAGAGTACTTATTTACAAAGTCCTCTGATAGACGGAATGAGAATACGCTTTCTGACATTTATATACCTTTCAAAGTAAAATTAAGTGAGTACTTCATGTTTTCTGAAGTAGTGTTAAGTATATCATAGATTTAAAAACAAAAACACGCTCAAAATAAACGTGTGAATGTGTAGTTTAGGGTTAGTGCTTTTTATAACTTAGTCTACTGTGCTAAATCAAGTTGTAAAAATTATTTTAAATTATACAGATTCATAACTACCTGAGATAGTAATGTTATCTGCGTCTCCCCAAGTAAAAGGTCCACCATTTCCCACCACAACCCAGCTTGCTACATTGTGATTTGGGCTAGTCACATTCACTGCAAAACTTGTGGTTGATCCTGTATAGTTCCCATTGCCAATACCACCATACCAAGCAGCACCAGAATCAAGTATTGCTGCAGAAAATGTAAAGTTTGAACTTTGGGCTTGAACTGGAAGTGAAAAATTCCAATGACCAGAGCCTGGACTTGTTGTTGATCCATAGACAAGCTTCGCATAAAAGTGAACAGTTTTTCCTAATTGCTTATATCTACCAGAAGCTGTTCCATTTCCTAAAGAAAATCCACCACCATCTGCAGTAATTGTTGGCGTATAAGCGGTCCATGCGTTAAGAATATCAATACCATCAATAGAAATACTTGCAGCGTCTACATTACCGTCAAATGTAACATCGTCATTAAATATTGAGGTGGTATTGGAGTCTAATCCATTTACCTGAAATTGTACTTTGCCCATAATATGTTATTATACCAGACTGTGTTACTTCTTGGTTTTAGAAGGCTTTGTTTCTTTGGGTAACACTATTTGAGACTCAAGACTTTGAATTTTTTGATTAAGACTAGCTATTTGAGACTTTAAGCTGTTTACCTCTCCAGAAAGAGCATTACTCTTTATCTGTCCAGTCAAAACATTCATCTCTAGATCTGATGACTTCTTGATATAAAATGCAATAATCTGCTTTGCTTCTTCTAAGGTTAAATTGTCCATACTTTATTATATCATCTAAACCAGTATGTTCCAGCATGAGTTACTTTTACATATGGAGCTAGATATATTTTTCCACCTAAGTCCCGCCATATTTTGCAGAAGTGATAATCTTCAGACAAAAGCTGTCCTGATTCGTCTATTGATAGATCCCAAAAATTATACATACCATCATTAATGCCAATGTTTCCTATTGATGGTTGGTTATTACGATATGATTTGACATAAGGTTTCATTTGCTCAAATACATTTCTTTTAATTAAAATAAGCCCTGTTCCAGCATTATTTATTTCAACAAGCTGTTCTCTGGTTTTAGATATAATTGCTTTTGCTTCATCTGTTAATCCATTAAAATTCCATATAGCCGTATGATTTTCTACATCTTCTACGCCCATCTTTGTAACCTGTTTTACTCTTTCCCAATTTATTCCTTTCATTGGAACTGGAGCTGCAACAATATCAAGATCTTCATTTATCATTCTTAAAATTCCAGGTGCATCAAAACCTTCATCAGCATCAATAAAAAGAAGGTAGTCAAAATGACTTCTTAAAAATAATTCAGTTAAAGCATTTCTTGCCCTATGGATAAGGCTTTCATTTGATATATCAATAAAATCAACCCTATGCCCATCTGCTCTAAGAACATCAAAAAGGACCAACATACTTTTCATAAATGATCCATGACATACTCCACCATACATGGGGGTTGCTATCATAATGCTTGCCATTAATTTAATCTCCTATACAAAGTTTTTGGCTTTGTTTTCCAAAAATCCAACACCTCATTATGTGACTTTTCATGAAGGGTGTTAACATGTTCCTGATTTATTGAAGAATCAAAAGCTAAAGAATATGTTAACAATGGAAATGATAGGCATATTGCTCCACTGTAGACTAAACCATCAGCAACTAGTCGTGACCTATCTTTACCATCAAATATAAACTTATTGTTTACAATATGCTTACTAATAAGTTTTTTTGCCCAATCCCTTTTAATTAAATAGGATGTTGCACAAGAATCTCTATTTTCTCTATAATGCAAGCTTGTATTTATTGTGTAGTTGTTTTGAATTGATAGCTGCAGCATTTCATAGTGTGTGTCAATTTTTGATAAAAACTCTTTCCATGTCCATTGCCAATTATTAACTGTTTCTAGTGTTAAGTCATCTTCTACAATAATTGCATACTCTGATTTTGATGTATCCAGCCAATGTTTAATTGCTTTAAGGTGAGATATAGAGCATGCTATTTCATTTTTAGAAAGAGGGATGGAGTCAATATTATCTACTAACAAGGATAAATCTTCATCTGATCCATTTACCGCTTCAATAATAGTGTAATCTTTAATATTATATTTGCTAAACTCTTTCTTAATGTGTTCTAGTCTATCTTCTCTAGATTTAAGATTAATTACGTATATTGGACCAAAGTCTTTTAATGCATTTTTCATTATTCCCCCTTTTATATATTATATCAGATAAAAGAAAAAAGGCCCAGTTTCCTGGGCCCTTTAACTTATTTATATTTTTATGACACTAGAGAGATTATTTGTGAATTAACAACCACATAAAGTGAATCTACATCAAGAGTAGCCTTAGCCTTAATAGTAGAAAGATTATTTATAAGATCGTGTTGTATATAAAAATCTGGTGCGGTAATCGGTGTATCAGTATCTACAATTGCATACTCTGAATATTGTGCAAGTCCTAGGCTATCTGTAACACCAGATATTGTTGATTTTCTTAAGAGAGAACCCACATTCATCAAAACGTCAAATGTAAATGCTTTGTTTGCTCCGATTGTGCCAAGAGTTACATATGTATTTGAAGTTGCTGTAGTAGCATATAGTGTATCAACTGTTACTGATGCATTTCCACCAGAACCAGAAGTTCCATCATATCTAACACCAGCAGCATATTGATCAAGTCCTAGGGTATATCCACCAACAAGACCTGTTCCTGCAATAGCATTTACGTTTACAGTAACATAGTCTTGCTCAATAAAGATTCCAGTACCTGCGTTTACAGAAATTTGACCATAGTCATTTGATAATCCTGAACCAGCAAGAGCGTTTACGTTTGCAGTAATTGCTCCATTGACAAAGTAAATGCCAGAACCAGCAGTTAGTGCACCAGTATCAGAGAACTGAGTCCAAGTGGCACTAAATCCTAATACTGGGGATCCAGAAACACTAGCAACAAATCCCTTTCCAGCGTTTTCTGTTCCACCTTCAACAAATGTAAATGCACCTGATGTTAAATCAAGTCCTAGGTCATTTGCATCTGCTGATCGTACTAGGCTATAGTTTGGACCTGCAGCTTCTAATACATAAATACCGTTTTCAGTTGCATTTGTTTGATTCTTAAGCAGAACTCTATCTCCAGGAACTAGGGAAATTCCATCAATAGTGGCAGGGGCAGCAACAGTTAAATCAATATTCTCAGTTGAAGCAACTATTACAGAAGCCTTAACATCTAGACCTTGTGCTAGTGAGTCTACATAGCCCTTTGTTGCAAAAACGTTTGTGTTTACAGCAAGTGTAACTCCATTTACATAAAGTCCTGTGCCAGCTAGATCTCCAACAAAAGCGTTTACGTTTACGTTTAGATTATCGCCCTCAGAAACCCAAAGTGTTCCGCTAGCAAGGGAATCTGCAATTGCGTTGGTGTTAACTGCAAGAGTTACGCCATCAACATAAAGTCCTAAACCGTCTAGTTCTGAAACAAAAGCGTTTACGTTTACGTTTAGATTATCGCCCTCAGAAATCCAAAGTGTTGCGCTAGCAAGGGATTCTGCAATTGCGTTGGTGTTAACTGTAGGTGTAGCGGAATCTACATATGCTTGGGTAGCAATAGCATTGCCATCCCAAAGTAGTGAGAGTGCATTAGCTGTAAGTGCATAATCGCCTAAAGCTAAGCCTCCCGTAATTTTAAAGTTTTTTTCAGCCATTTCTTACTTCTCCTATAGGGGTTGTGCTATGTTATAGATGTTTTAATGACCTTAACATTAGCATTTGTTACGTTGGCGTCTGATATTTGAACTACCAGTCTTCCAAGACCCCCACTTGAATTAGCTATAACAGATAGTCCAGTTATATCATTGCCATTGCTAATTATACCATAATTTGAGTAATTAATTGAACTATTATTTGCTAAAACCAAAATTTTAGAACAATATTGCTTTGCTCCTTGTGTAATTTGAACTAAGTATTCAGCTGTTGTTAATGTTCCCAATGTCCAAGAGTCTATAACTGTTGGTGATGTAGAATTAACTACCCCCGTTATCAAAGTATTGTCTGCTTGTTCTAAAGCTTCGATTCTTGATTCTAAAGATACCGCATAATAGGAAGTGGTATCAATAAGATCTAGATAGTCAGCACCTGTAGGTCTGTCACCAGTTTCAAATTTAGTCTTGAGTAGGGGTATGGAGATTACAGGCATTTTTCAAGTATATCACAGGATATAGTTGCTCACACCAATAATGGCTATGCCAATTGGTGGAACTAACGCCTGAGCCCCTGGTACTCCGATTGCAGAAAATCTTACTCTAAAAGGCAAAACCTCATTAATTCTAATAACCTTTGGATAGTCTGAGGTCTTGATTACTATTCCTGCCATTAGTTTGTCACATCCTCAAGAACTACAAAACTTCCTTGTGCTACAGTCCAAATTCTAAAACCATCTGTAAGTTCAATATCAAAAATATCACCAGTCTCAACTAGTCCTGAGTTTATTGAGTTTAAAAATACTGTAAATTCTCCGTCTGAGTCTGCGGTTGTTTGTATTGGATATAACTCAGTTACTGCAGTTGCGTCATCTGTAATTACCCCTTTATTTATTGCAAGGTTTGGGCGTTTAATTTCTAGTGCAATAGTCCACTCAGAAATAACAAGTGGAACACCAGCATCATCTTGAACATATACACGAAAAGCTGCGGTGTCGCCTTTAACTACGGTCCAGCGAACTAGAGGTGGTCTCAAACCAACATCATATGTGTCTTTTACTTCTTGCCCTCTATATGTAGCCATAGTTCTTTTATTATATCACATAACTAATGGTATATTTTGTTATCAAAAAGTTATAATAGCATTTTAGTACAAAACGGACATTTACTTGTACTTGTGAGTAGAATCGTGCTATACTTAATTTGAGACCTAAACGGGTCTCATTCGTTTCTTAGGAGGTAAAAACTATGAGAGAAACTAAAGCGTGGTTTGGGGTATTGTTAATGGTGGTAGTGTCTGCTGTATTTGCAAATAATGCAAATGCTACACCCAAGAATAATTTACTAAAACAGTCATCGCTCCAGAAGTCAGTTACCGCCCACAAAGCGGTTTTTTTGGTTTCTAGAGCAGAAATATTAAAAAAGTATGAAAACAAACCAACTTTCTCAGACAGAGATTTGGCTTTGATGTTAAAGGCAGTAGGGTTTAAAGGTCAGGACTTAAAAGAGGCCTGGGCAGTAGCAAAGAAAGAGTCTAATGGGCAACCAATTAGATTCAATGGAAATACAAATACTGGAGACAACTCTTATGGCCTATTCCAGATTAATATGATTAGTCAGCTAGGTCCTGATCGTCGTGAGAAGTTTAATCTTAGATCAAACTTTGACCTACTTAATCCAGTAACAAATGCAAAAATAGCATACCATATGAGCAAAGGTGGTACGAACTGGTCTGCTTGGAAAGGCATAACTGCCAAAACCAAGATGTGGATGAACAAGTTCCCACAAAACATTTAAATAAAATAAAAAATCCCCCATTGGCTATATGCTTTTGGGGGTATTTTTTTTATGTCAAGACTTCAAACCCTTTATACATAACTTGCCAATTCTTTATGTCGTTTTCATCATTTATTAGTGGCTGCCCTTTAATATTTAAGCTGGTGTTAAGAAGAACTGGGACACCAGTATTTATATAAAATTTACTAATTGCCTCATATAATCCTGGATGCTGCTCAACTGTAACGGTTTGAACCCTAGATGTACCATCTTCATGAACAACTGAAGGAATTTTTTCTGGTTGTAGACACTTAACTGTGTACTGCATATAGGGGCTCTCAAAGTCCATATCAAACCATTTATTGGCATGCTCTGCAAGAACTACTGGAGCAAAAGGCCTAAACAGTTCACGCTGCTTAATTAAGTTAACCTTGTCTTTAATGTTTGGATCTCTAGGGTCAGCAAGGATTGATCTATTTCCTAGCGCTCTTGGACCATACTCTGCCCTACCTGTTGCTACTGCTACCATTCCATCTTTTAATATGCCGTCAACAATTTCTTGAACTGGATATGTACCGCCCAAATTATATCCAAGGTATGGATCTTTCCACTCTAAATGTTTTCCGTATAAAGCTGCTGCTGCTCCCAAAGAACTACCAGCATCTCCTGGGTTTGGCATAATCCAAATGTCTTTGAATATTCCCCAGAGTACCGTATTGGCTGATGAGTTTAATGCACAACCACCCATAAATACTAAGTTATCTTTACCAGTAATTGATTTGGCCATACGCATAAATTCATTAAGTCTTTGCTCGTACACTACCTGAACTGCTGCAGCGATGTCAAACCTATCTTGCTCTGTTATGGTCATATTCCAATCATTAATGCCTTTATGGAAGTTGTATTTTTGTTTATAATATCTTGGGAAGTAATTGTCTACTTCTTTGTAATATTTTTTATAGTCACCGTAAGCTGCCATGCCCATCATGATGTATTCTTCTTGGTTGGGCATAAGTCCTATGAGTTGTGTAAAAGCAGAATAAAACAAACCAAAACTTACTGGATAGTTTTGTTTCATTTTTAAAGTAATTTTTTCTTCCTCACCCACCCAAATTGTTGAGGTATTGTATTCACCTATAGCATCTAATACTACGATTACTGCATTATCAAATTTGCTTGTGTAGTAGCCAGAACAGGCGTGTGAATAATGATGTTTAAATGATTTTCTTGGTATACCGTCAATATTAAACTTTGGCATCCATTCTCCAGCACCGCCCCTTAAAAGCAGTCTAGATGCCTTTAGGATGGGTTTCTCGTAGTAGGCAATAGAATCAGGTCTACCGTATTCCAATGCATTGTTAATCAGATCATCATTGACGTACCAATCATTTTTTTGCTTGCTATATCTTTCGGCATGCCCTGCAAATAATATGTTTCCGTTTTCAATTAATGACACAGATGCATCGTGTGAGGTTTCGTTTATTCCTAAAATTATCACTTAGTTAGCTCCTCATAAAAAAAATTAGCCCAATGAATGTTTCTGTGCATTCCAGGATGAGGTTGAAATATCTTTGTGTTTCCATTAAATCTTGGAAGTCTATCATATCCATAATAAAAATAATCTTTGTGTTTTTCTAAATATTCTTTATGACATAGCATATCTTCGTATTCAAAATATCTATTTTTTTTGTTTTCGTCTTCTGTCCAATGTTTTTCTGTATCTTGGTCTGGAAACTCATCTATTGTTTTATCTTTTCTGTAATATAAAAACTTATAGCTAAATGAATTAATTTCATTGTTAACTGTTGACCAAGTACTCCATATCAAATTAATTCCCTTTAACTTACAGTATATCTCTAATGTTTTTACATAGTCTAGTGCTCTAAAGTATGCCCACTCTGGTGGCAGTATAGATGACAGGCTGTCCTTTTCTTCATCATAAGAAAATTTTTGTTGAGTGGGATTTATTGAAGACCCTATTACACCACTGCTTTCTTTATTTTTTAAATAAGATACCCTTAAGAAGTCTGGCAATAGTACCGCAATATATTTTGGGTCTTTATTTTTTAACTTTAAATATTTAAATAAATTTCCCAATATCATTTCTGTTGGTGCTCCAGGAAAAGATAAATTTGCCATGGAAACGTTAAGTTTTTCGGCAAGGATATCGCTCCATCTTGCATATTCTGGAATTCCAGTACCATATGTAAAAGAACACCCAGCTACAACAAGTTCGTGATCTAAATTAAACTCTTTAGATCTAATTCCATAAGAATTAAGATTATATTCTATTTTGCCTGGCTCTTCAAAATCCTTTTCTCCAAAAACTCTGTAGTACCCATTTTCATTTCTATCTATTCCACGGTTTGGTTCAACTGTTGAAAAAAAATTATTCATGGCATAGCCTTGGGCTTTATGAGAAACAGACATCTAAAGTCCAATAGTTTTTAAAACATTAAAATAAAATTCTGACCAGTGTGCATGCCTATGAGTTCCTGGATGAGGGTGAATTGCAGCAAGACCATCAATATAATCAACCTTAACTTGATGATAGTCATAGGCATAATTAAAAATTTCTAAATTATTTTCTTTTAATTCTTTGTGGCACAAAACATTGTTATAGTCATTCATTGTGTAAAACTTATCAAGATCTTTAATTGATTCACAATAAAAATTATACTCAAATTCAGGAGGAAATTCTTTTCTTGTTGTGTCTGGAAAATAATTGCTAAACTTTGTAGATAAAAAAATTTCCATCTCATCAGATAAATTAGTTGACCAGGTACTCCATATTAATTTAATATCATTCTTACTACAAAATATTTCAAGAATTTTTATATACTCTAGGTTTAAAAAGTATATCCATTCAACTGGCAATATTTCACTAAAGTTAAATGGTGCCTTGGCTTTAGTTGCTACTTTATCTGAATACCAAAATAAATCACTCATGTGATCAATTGTAGAGTTTGGAAAGTATAGTCTTTCTAAATTAGAAAAATTACATATTACATATTTTGGCAAATAATCCATTTGCTTTATGTAGTTAAAAAAAGATATTATATTTTTAACTGGAGCTGCTCCATTGTATGATAAATCACCTATTAATAGATCAAAACCATTATCATTAAGTTTTTGTTGAAGCATAGTATTCCATCTGGAGTCATTGGGCAATCCAGTTCCGAATGTAATTGAACATCCCATTGTTAATATTTCAGGCTTTAGATCAAAGTCTATAGACCTAAGACCATGCTTGTTCCATAGGTAAGAGTATTCTTCTCTGGGTATTTCGTTGTGTCTAGATAGTACCCTTTGTATTCCGTCATGAAGTGGATAGTTCACATTGTCATGCGGAATTATTTCATCAGTATATAGCTTGTATAAATCTGGTGTTTTCATTAATACAAAAACCCTGATTTTTTAACATTCTTATATTTTCTTTTTTGTTTTCTAATAAATATTATTCTTTTAAAAAAATTAAACATTTAGCTTAGATTCTTTCCACTCTCTGTCCCATGTCATACCTTTTTCATAAAGGATGCTGTTCCAGCTGTATGGCAAATGGTTTTCATCGTATTCAGGAAATGGGTTTCCAAAATACTTAAATGATGGTAGATTATTTACACATCTTTCTTGGTGTATCCAGATAGTAAATGTGGACCTTAAGGACCCAACAAAATCATTAGCCATTGACATAACCAGGGCACTAAGCAAGCCGAGTATATTGTTGTCGTGGTACGGTAACTGCTTAAAGTCTTCATAGAATTCATCTAATATCAACTCATGAATAAATTTTACATCTTTATTGATTGTTTTTAATAATGGACTATTCCAGTCATCAACGCTTATGTATATTGGCAAAGTGTTATCCTTAAAAGAAGACAACCCTTCGTTTAGGTTATTTTCATTAAATCTAAAATATTTATAATGATCAATCATTGTTCTAATGTGTGCCCCATTAAAATCTCCTAAATGATTTTTGATTTTTTTGGCAAGATCATAATATTCCTTTTTAAATCTAACAGACTTAACCTTTTGATCTATGTTTGCTGTTCTGTTAAAGAAAAATTTAGAATACCACATTAATGTTATTGTTAATATGTTATTTTTGTTTTTATCTAATTGAAGTAATGATCTGCCGTCTGAAAAATAATTTTCATTTGTTGTGTCTGATGTACAATTTACATATTTTTGCTGAACATTAACTATATTGCAGTTTAATCGGTTTGTTAAAAATGTATCGTTTGGATGAAACTCAACGTTAGGAAAATCATAATCAACCAGATCTCTTAAGTCTGGGTCTGCCTCAAAAAATTTTAACTTATCATTAAATCTAGAAATGTCTATTGACCTATCAAATTGAGGATTTTCAATTCTTCTATTTTCCATTTCTTCCCACACTGCATCAATCTTATAATCTTTATAAAATTCTGATACCGCCCCAAGCATTTGAAAACTTGCAAACTGATTAAAAAGACCATTATGAGAATATCCAATGTAAGTAATTTTCACAGAAGTCCCTTTTCTATTTTTTCTAGTACTGATTCAACTTCAAGAGGATCTCTATACCAGAATCTTCCTCTTCCTAGGTTTGCACCCATAACACCATACTGAGGGGTTGTTGAATCTCCCCACGGGTCTATGACCTGTGACCTCATTGGCATTGATAAGTTTTTAAATACATCGTGAGGTGTAGCAACAAAAAATATTTTTCTATCATCAAAAGTTATTTTTTCGTCTGACATAAATGGGTCTATTACCCTATATTTTACATTAAGTTCATCTAAGTAAAACTGTAAAAGCTTTGATGGACTTCCAACTGTTAGTCCAATATTCTTTTTGTAAGACTCACCAAGGATTATTACTTCTGATCCTTTATGAGTAACGTTTTGCATATTGTGTAAAATTTCTGCATGTCTTCTAGTTTGACTATCTCTTGCTTTTGAAATAAACTCAAAAATATCAAATGACATATTAATTTTTTTAGCAAGCCATGACATTGCAATCTGATCACGTGGATGGCATCCGCCACCATCACCCATACCAGCCTTCATGTATGCTGGAGATATAATTCTTTTTGTTGCAGAAGAAAGCACATCAGTAACTTCATCAACGTTACCTCCAGTGGCTTCTGTTATCTCTGCAAGAGCGTTAGCAAAAATAATTTTCATTCCAATAAAAGTATTATATGAAACTTTTGCAAGTTCTGCAGATTCAATAGAAACTCTTTTTACTGGTGCAGATAAAAATGTTCTATAAAAACTTTCTATTTGATCTGCCTCTCCCCAAGCACTACCTAAAAGTATAAATTCGGGATTTAAAAAGTCTTCAATGGTAGTTCCCATAGCAATAAAATATGGGTTATATACAAGATTTATTCTGCTTTTAACATTCTTAATAATAGGAAGTATGTGCTCATTGACTGTTCCTGGCAAAACTGTTGAAATTATAACAAGATTAACTTTTTTGTTTTTATTGATTTCTAAAAATGACGCTACATTTAAAACTGCAGACTTTAAGTATGAATAGTCAAAGTCAGATCTTTCTTCTGGAATTGGAGTAATTCCTTCAAACATTGGATCGTGTGGTGTTTGAACTGCAATAAAAATAGTGTCAGAGTTTTTTACTACATCGTCTATTGAATCAAGAAACTCTATATTAGACTTAGATAAAAAATCTTCCACATCTTTTTCTACATAAGGAACTGAATTTGTATTAATGTATTTTTTTATTTTTTTATTATGATCGTAACCAAAAATTTTTTTATTGGCTTTAACACTAATTGCTGCTGCACATGGTAGTCCTAGTTTCCCCAAACCAATAAAACCAATATTCATTAGACTATTTCCTTTAAGTATGTTGAATATCTATACCAATTAACAACTGCATACCTTACTCCTTCGGTAACTGGAGAAACCCTATGCATATATGGAAAAGCACTGCAGAAAAAAACAATATCTCCAGCAATTGGTTTATGAACTATATTGAAGTTGTTAAACTCAAGCTCTCCGCCCGAGTATTCATCATTAATGTATGCGCTTACAGAAACAGTTCTTGGAAACTTTCCACCGTCGTCAACATGATTATCAAATTTTCCTTCATTTCCATACTTTAGCAAAAGGTAAGAATCTGAAACAACCTTTTCTACAAAATATGTGTCTGTAAAATCTTTAAGTGCTGGCTTAATCCAGTTATCTATTTTTTCATAGAGTGGCTGTACTTGTTGATCTCCCTCTTGAATAACAAAATCAAAACATTTTCTTCCCTCACTTGTTTCTGCTTCGTATGTCTCAGTATTTACAACCTTAGCCTCATTCCAGGAATCACTAAAGCGAGACTCAATATCATCCACAAATCCTTCTACAGCTTCTTTACCTGTTCTATACAGAATAATGCCAGGTGCTAGTATGTGCTTCTCGTACATTTTAGTTGTTTGAGCCTTCCTGTTGTTTTTTTTCTCTTAATACATTTAGGTACTCTGGTCCTTTTGTAAAAAACCAATGATCTGGTTCCACATAATGAAAAAATATTACAGCTACAACACCATCGTTGTTTTCTATTCTTTCTCTCCAATGTTCTTGATCTACTCCCCAAAATAAAACTGCTTCATTTTCTTCTAAGATATACTCTTTACCTTCAACCCAAATTCCCCAAGGTTTATCTTGGTAAACAACAAGATCTATGGTGTAGGTACAAGCGTTGTCATCTTTGTGCTTGAAGAGACTAATATTTTTATCTGAGTACTCAGAAAACAATGAATACGAATGCAAAAGTGTATTACTTTTAAAAAAATCTCTAGCCAAAGGAAGCAACTTATCTGCATATTCAGCTAAGATATCTGGTGAAAAAATTTTTCTTCCAAGGTCATCGTAAGGTACATCTTCTGTTAGAATTTTTTCTTTTAAAGTGTTTTTAAGTCTGTTAAAATCTTCTTCAGACAATACATTTTTTTTAATCTCGGGAATCATGGTATTTTTACTCATATTCTTATTGTATCATATTAGCTTTTTTTGATGATCTTTATATCTTTTACCATCAAAATGAATGCCATTGAAATATCTTCTTCCCGATTCATGTGCCTTATCTTTGTCTGATGTCATTCTTTCTTGAGACAAATTATGTGATTCAGCATGTTCATTACCAATTATTTCATCATTAAAATAATTAGTTGCTATATCAATTTCAAACTTATCAACATATCTTCTGGGCATGGGAATAAAAGCACCTAAAGCATCTCCTTTTCTAACACTAATCTTTAAATTTGGTATTGTTATTTTTAAGTTAAAAGTAAAGTCTCTTCTTATTTGATCAGTTTCTATCATTCCAGTCATAGCAATGGTTCCTGGAACATACATGTTTGGGGGTTGAATAGTCATCAAGTTAATTCCTGGTGGAGTTTTTAGATGGAAGTTATTTTGTATTGTAAGAATTCCTTGGCTAAATCCTGCCTGAAAATGCTGATCTCCTTCATTATCATTATTAAGAAAATCAATATGAACATCTTGTGCTTCATTTTCTCTGCCATCCCAATACATATCAAAATCTCGCAATGATTTAATAATAAACCCTTGTTGATTTCCAATGTTTAATGGAAGACAATAATAAAAATGTGAGTTAAACCATTCTCTTTTTGGTTTTCCCTTTAATGGCTCAATAATATCTTTATATCTACAATCATGAGTCAAGCTATTAGGAACAACTAAAATTTTATGTTCAGGTACTTCGTAACCTAAATCATTTATATATTTTTTTATCATAGTACCCACTTATCTGAATACTCTTCTTCTCTTGTCCAAAAACTTGCAACGGTATATCTTTTTGAATTTTTAATTTTAGTAACACCGTGCAGGTGGTCTGGATCTCCAGGGTGTATTGCAAGGGTTCCAGCTTTTGGAATAATTTCAAAATTATGCTGGGGATAAAATGTATGTCCACCTTCATAGTCATCGTTTAAGTAAAGAATTACCCCGTAATGTCTATGGTGAAACCAATCATTTCCTTCTGAGTTAGTCATGTCATCTGCATGTGGTGGTTGTTCCATTTCTGGGAACCAGCGAACTATTTGAAACAAGTCTGAATAAATAACTGGCTCATTGTATAGCTCTAAAATACTAACTTCTATTTTTTGTTTAATTTTATACAAAAGTTCTCCTGCAGCTTTATCTATATTGTTATATATGTTAATAGCATTTAAACTTCTGTTGTCCCAAAAATCAGACCCTCCTGCTTCCCAAGGCTCTACATTTTTAACAGTATTAACCAGATAATCGCATTCTTCTTTAGATATAAAATTATCTATTGTTTTTGCATTAAACATTTTACTTACCCCCCCGATTTTTATTGTTTTTTTAAAATCCTCTACTTGCTTAGACAAATCTTGGATTGCCTTGACTAAGATAGGTATTAATCTATCTTGAGATATCATAAGTTTATCATGATTTTCACGATGCGTCAATCTGAGTCTCTCATGTACCTTGAGGGCCTATTGGTCCAGGAACAGGAAGGAATAATAGTTGGTTTGTGCCTTCTTGTGATTGTTCTACTTTGCTAGCGTAGTTATTTTTTTAGCTGGGCCATCCATACTTTTAGGTATAGCCACAAGTTTACTTCTTTACTTTAAAGATTGTCCCATTTATTTTTATAAGTGGCGGGAGTTTTATATTTTTATCATTAATTTTAATTATCATAAACTACCCCCAGGTGTAACATCCCCAAGAACGCATATAGTTCCAATTACGGGAGTCCAGGTAATTGTTGAATTACCGTCTGGCACTACTGCCTGTAAATCAAATGAAAGTTCTGCAACTACTGATTTGTACTTTGTTCCCCAATTTGCTGTAATTTCTTCGGGGGCCGTAACGGTAACTATGCTTCCGTCAACTGTTACTGGAAGGTCATCTAGAACATCTGAGGTTGGATCGTAGGCTGTTGCAGAGAAAGTCCAGCCCTCAGTATCAAACTCTGTAACTTCGTCATTCTCAAGAAGGGATACCGTAAATGATGCATAGTCACCACGAACTACTGTCCACTGTATGTTTGCTGGGGTGGCCCCAAATTTTTCTATCGTAGGTGAGCACATATAATTGATTATACCATAATAAATAGGACTGACTCCTAGGGGCAGTGGGGTGGGTAGAGAGCAACCTAGGAGTCAATCGTTATGATTATAACATTGTATTATTAAAAATACCCAGAGTATAAAGGTTTTATAAACTTTTGTTATATACTAAATTGTTATCAAAGAGTTATAAATAGATATATACCTTATGTCCGTTTTGTCTCAATAGTCCAGGGTATTGATAGTGTATACTTAAAAATATAAAGAAAAGAAATAACTAACTAGTAAGGTTTTTAAGATATCTTATATATTATATATAGTAGTTATTTAGAACGAGAAACATACTCAAGCAATATATCATACATATGATCTAGTTTATCACTAGTTGCTTTACGAAGTTGCTTGGCTTCTTCTTGTTCCGACTTAATTGCCTTGATCTCATCACGCATACTGGTTCCGCCGTTAGTTTTGGTTTCGGCACGAATATCGCAAACCGCTTCGTGAATTGGCTTGATCTGGACTTTAATATACCAACGAATAGCACCAACTATGATTGCTCCAATTGAAAGCAAAGCAAGAATAAATTGTGCCCAATCGGTAGTAGTCATAATGAGATTATTATATCATTATTTAAGACGATGTTATATAAGTGCCGTTAACATAAATTTTGCTAATAGTTGAAAGTGTTACTGGTGTACCCTGCAAGAAAAGTCCTTCTCTAATTGGAGAGTTTGCACCACCAGATTGCTTTAGGTAATGTAAATCTAAAACATCAGTAATTCCTGCTGTATCAGCATTAAGAATTGTGTGACCAGTTCCAGTATCTGGATCTACGTTTGGATCAGCCCATATCCAACCAGAGAAATGGTTAAATCCAAATTGTGGAGTGAATGGTAATTGAAGTTTGTATTGACCAGTTCCAAAGTTTGTCACGGTAGATAAGTTAACTTCAATATTAAAACTTACCATACGACCATTCTTAACATAATTTGAATTATATGTTGGATATGTAGCCCCTGACCCAGTAAATGTTAAACCAGTTGCTGTAAAGGTTGGAGACCATCTTGTTACTTCTCCGTTACTACCAGTTCCAATAGATGTTGTCACATAGTCCCAAGTAGCAATTCTTGTTTCTCCACCGATAGTTGGTGTGCCAATATATGCATATGTACTTCCTGGATTAAGAATAATGTCATTGTTTGCATCTAAAGAAAGATTTGATCCATATGATGAAACTTGTTCAGTTTTATTGTCACCAAGAACAATTCCACCTTGTGTTGAATCTTGATTTCCAACAATTACTAAGTGGTTTGCAATATTTCCATCACCAATAAGTACATCATCGCCAATTGTGATGTTATCTATTGCCCCGTTACTTGTAAGTGTAATCTTGCTAAATGTTGGGCTGTCTGTTGTTCCTAAATCCTGTGGAAGAACTGCATCTTCTCCATCAACACCCTTTGGAAGGAATATGCTCCACTCTGCACTATTTCCAACTGGATCTCCTAATCCACCACTTGATGTTGCTATGTAAAGATTGTTATCGCTTCCTTTTACAACAGCAATGTTTGCAATGTATCCATTACCAGAAACATAACTGCCTAAATAAACAAGTCCTGGACTACCAGGGTCGCCTTGTGCTCCATCAGTACCATCTGCACCTTTTGCTGCAAGCAAATCCCAATAAGTATTTCCAACACCAGGGGCATATCCAGCAGATGTATAAACATTTCTATACCAAAGTTGTCCATCGTATGTAACAACTGCTCCAGCCCCGTATATTACTCCGCCGTTATATTCTCCAAGGTAATCCCATAGTGCGTCTGTACCATTTTCTCCATCTGCTCCATCAGCACCTGCTTCACCTTGAGGTAAAATAAAACTTTCGTTATCATCAATTACCCAACCAGTTGCAGAATTAGGATCTTCACGAACTACATAAACTTTATTTTGATCAGTGTTATCTTTTACAAAAGCCCACCAATCACCATCTGCTAAACCAACTGGACCACCTTGATATATTGCAAGAAATTCAGTTACGCTATTCCATGTACCAAGAAATAGTGAGTCTTTGCCATCTGCTCCATCAGCACCTGGTGCACCTGGAGTTCCATCTCCACTACCACCTGCTGTAGTAAACCGTGCCATTAGTTGCCTGTATCTAAGCTAGTATGTAAAGCTGCAACCTTTGAACCATTAACACTTGAAATTGCATAAATTGAATCTTTACTAGGAAGCTCAATAGACCATGCAGATCCTGGAGCAAGTCGGTATCCATAATTAAGAGATGTAACTCCCTCTCCGCCGATATAAACATAGGCAGATTCGTGTACATTTTGAATAGTAATATCCATTCCGCTGTGAAGTCCAATTGGAGTCAAGCGGGTAGCAGAAGAGCTGCTAAGAGTAGTAAGGGCATGCTGAGTCATGTCTAGATTGTATCATTATTTAAATAAGTAATTAGAGTTCGCCCGATATAGCTTCGCCGTTTTTAAGTCCGCCGAAATAGAGATATCAAACCACCCTTGTACAAACCTTGCATTAAAAATGCTATATGTACACGTATTGGTAACAAATTGTTATACTGGACAAATAAAGGTTTGTACGATACAATTGAGTAATGGTAGATAGCATCAAAGATACGCTTAAACTTTTTCTTATTAGCAAACTTAGGCTTCATCACATGCTATACCGGACTACTGTGGATACATCAATTATTGGCGAACCAGAGAGGATTGTTGTATGAGTGAGGAAACTAATGTTCCTGATGTTTCTTTTATAGATTGGGTTAAACCTTCTACGCCTAGAGCCAGTGATGATCTGGCTGAATACCGTTTGAAAATTTGTCAAGCGTGTGAATTCTTTAAGGTTAATGGATCCCGCTGTAAGAAGTGTGGATGTTTTATGAAGGCTAAAACCTCACTTGAGATGGCTAAATGCCCAATTGGTAAATGGTAGCTAGCAGCTACAAACCTCACTGCCACAAACACAGCTTGATTCTAGCTTATGGTCTTTAGTAGACTGGCATGTACATCCATTACAGCAAGTTTCTGAGAATATTTTTACAGCCAGGTTTTCTGATTCTGTACCCTGCATTTTATTGAAGTCTGATATTTCCATGGTTTTAGTATACCGCAAAATCTGAAAAATTATTTAAAAACCACTTTTGACAAAATCTGAATATTTTTATCAGATGTACGATACATGATTTAAAAATAGCTATTTAAATACAATAGTGAGCACACATTGGAGAGATCTCTGCTATCCCCCTTGCAGATATCCGTCAATTCCTAACAGGTCGCATGTAATTTTCACACGCTGATTAGATTTTAGTTTTGATTTATACAATTCAATAAAGTCATACACCTCTTGCTTGCTCATGAGGTTCATATTGTGTGTGTTGCCTGACATTGATGTTAGTGTTACCTTCATTGTTAATTCTCCTTAGAACAGTTGCATGAATTGATTGTGATTGTAGTACCGTCAAACTTAACGATACCTAATGTGTTGCATGAGTCGCATAGAAAGATATTCATTTATTTAATCCTTCATACATAAAATCCCATGCCTTGCGACATATCAAAATGCTTTCGCAATTGTCGCAACAGATTGACCCGTGAGGGTTGAGGTTATGGTCATACATATCTACATATGCGATTGTGTTACCGCATACAGAGTAAAGTGCGTATAGGTCACTCATTTAGTTACTCACTCTCCATTGACCCCAAAATGGTAATCGGTCATAGTCATCATCAACATAGAATCGCTCTATGTTATTCTCACACTCTGTGCAGAATGTGTATTGCGTAGATGAATAGGTATCTACTATCGTGGACACAGCCTCTAGTTGAGGTGTGTGTGTATGTGTTAGTGTAGTCATGTGAGACCACCTTTCTTTAGTTAGTTATATTTAATTGTTATAGTAGAATACTACCATGTACCCCTGACATTTTGGGGGATATAGAGGGGTGTGTCTATGTGATATAGGTCACTTATCTGAGTAGGTATCCTTAGCGATAAGTGCGTCTAACAGTGCGTAATCTGCTAGGGTCTGCTCAGGTGTCTGAGCGAGTACTTCATTTTGCTTAACAGTGTTCATATTGAACCTTTCTTTTTAACCACCTTGGTTAATTTCTTATAAGAGAATAATAACATACAATAGTCCAAAAGTCAAGTCCTAACACGGCGTGTCGCATGTGATGTGCACCACACTGCCCGGCGCCCATGGGCGTGTCTGTGGATAGATCTGTGGATAACTAATGTGGTCTATATCACAAAAGAATTTTTGTCCACAATGTCCGATTTATTCCGTAATGTCCAAGTAGAAATGTCAGACCCCTCTGTTATACTTCTAGTATTAGAAAGTTGCTAAAGGTTAGCAAAAGAAAGGAGTCAAAATGACTCAAACAATTAAAAATACAGAATTCTATGTATGCCCTGAAGGGTTCTACTACATAGGTTCACTCGCAGGAGACATCTCCTGTTCACATACTGAATTTACTTTAGAGCGTGGCTCTAAAAATGTAAAGGGGCAATATCGCCTACAGCGTCAATGCAAAGGTTGCATGGCGTATCGTACATACTACCTATACGCTAAGGTAGCAAAGAAAGGTCGTGCATAACATGACAAACAAAATGCTAGTTCCCTCTGATTCTCTAAAGAGAGTCCTTCACTTCCCTAATCGCGATGGAGATTGCTTTTTCTGTAATGAAGCAATAACTTTCATCGCAGGTCTCAACCGCTATGTAGGCAAAGATGGAATTCTTTGCACACAGAAAGGAGAATAGTTATATGAGTATTTTAATTTCATCTGAAGTAGAGCAAAATCGTCTACTGTCTAAATCAGAGCCAGGCGTTTATCGCTTGTACCCAACTTTCTTAGTTGCGTGTTCTGTTTGCGACAATAACTTTTTAGAGATACTTCTAAAAGATAGAGACTTCACAAAATTTACTTGTGAAAATTGTTGGTAATAGCTAACACTGAATTTTTATGCAGTAACATGCATAAAATTTTCCGGTGATCTCCGGGCGGTTATCCACAGGTTTATGCACATGATATACATCACACTAAGAATTGAGCGTAAGTTATCCACATGACCTACCTCACATTTCCAAATGTCCGAATTGTACACATTACTCGCTGGTAGATGTCAGACCCCTCTGTTACACTTACAGTATCAAAAGAAAAAAAAGAAAGTATCTTAGAAAGGATAACTAAAAAATGATAAATTTCGTTAAAGAATTAGAAGTAAATAATTACCTTGCAGACGAGCAAGCAGACCCACTAGCAAAAATGCTAGATGAACTTATCTCTAAAGGAGAATATAAATGATAACAATAAATAAAGTGTGTGATTCACATACACCTAATAAAATAGCTAAGTCATTCCATAATGACACATGCTACACATTCTGCGAAATGTGTGAACATAATATAGAAAGTTTCTATATTGAAAATGACTCAGACCGCTTGTCTATGTGGTCAGATTGGAAGGTCTCACAATGAGCCTAACACTTGCTAATGAAATCGCTAAAGATAAATTCTTTCAGCCCCCTTCAAAATTCTACAATCACAAAATTGTAGAAATCATTTCACTAAATGATGAAACAGAAATTGCTTCTGTAATTCTTGAGAAGTACGGAATCTCTCGCCGTGCTAATGCAACTAAAAATGGCAACACATTCACAATTGAATTGCCATATTCAGAATTCCAAAATTTGAAAGGTTGGTATAAATAAATGATAAATTTATATTGCGTTGCTTGCGATACTCATGTCACCACTGTTACAGAGAAAGATGCAGAATTTTTAACTGTAACATGTGATGAGTGTTGGTAATAGCTAACAGTGAATTTTTATGCAGATCATTGCATAAAATTTACCGGGGGCCCTGTGGATAACTCTGTGGATAACTTATGTGGTGTAAATCACAAAAATAGTTTCACGAAACACCCCAAATATCCCCCAAAATGTCACACCCCTATGGTAAACTTCTATGTATAGAAGGTTGAACTAGAAGTAAGCCTCTTAACGAAAGGAGTTCTCTATGAACTCACTCCTTGTCCCTGCGGATAGCCTAAAGGCTACGCTTCACTTTCCAAATCGCAATGGCGATTGCTTCTACTGTAACGAAAAAATTACTTTCGTTGCAGGACTTAATCGCTATGTTGGCAACGATGGTATTCGTTGCACGAAAGTAGGTGCATAATGAATAACACCATGATAATGCTCTCATGCCAAATTTGCGAGGAGCCAACTGTAGAAGTTGCTCTTGCAGATGCAAAATTACTAGTGGCTACATGCCAAGAATGTTGGGGGTAATCTATAATGGATTTCTACGATGAATACTATGAGAACGATATGCTCGTTCCAAATGCTGCAGCATGCTACTGCAAACTTCATTCAATCTGCACTAACTGTAAGGAGAGTTACAACTAATGAACGAAATAATTGAATCATTTGAAAATGCAATTCAACTAGACCATCTTAACTTAAAACAGTTAAAAGAATTAGAAAAGATTTTGGAGAAAATTAAATGAATACAGACTTAAAATTACTGCAAGATGTAAAAGTAATGTCCACTAAAATTCGTGGAGATGAGGATAGTGGTAAATCTTTTCTCATGGGATACATATGGGCTTCACTAACACAGAAGCAACAAAAAGAAATTGCAAAATCATTCCGTGAACAGTTAGCAGAGGTTAGTGAACTATGAAACAATTTTTAGAAACAGGTAACGCAGCTTTCTTTTTTTGCTTTGCAATTTTAATTTATTCTGCATGGCTACACTTAACAGAATAAAAATTCATGATCGTGCATAAAAATGCACCGGCGGGGTCGGGCGTGTCGTGTGTCAGATTGCTCACATGCTATTAAGTGTGATGTAAATCATATCCCGAAAATCGGACATATCGGACTTTGGATTTGTTTTTGTCAGTTAATTTTGGTACACTTACATAGTAAGAAATTCACAAAAAAGAAAAGAAGGTGACGCCCATGTCAGCCAATGTATACACAGTCCAGTCCTTGCTAGTAGGAACAGAGTACGCTTCTAGTTCCCTGCGTGGAAAAATTATCTCTGCCGAGCCTCACCCTAAAGCCGTATGGTATGAGGGGTGCGATACCTATCTAGTAGAGGTTGCCCCTAATAGTGGCTTCGGTGCATGGCGTGGCTCTACCTATCGCACAGTAGCCGTAAAAACATCTGCCTAATTGTCAGTGCCCCCTGTTATACTTACTATAAAGAAAAAGAAGGAGACAACCTATGTCATATAAAGTAAACCTAGAAACCTTTAACGGAACAGTTAAAGTAATTTCGCTTCCGTCAAAAGGTGCTGTTGCACAATTTATCAGCACTTACCCTAACACGCTACCTGTTGGCGTATCTGTTAAACTCTCATGCGACGCACTCGGCGTTCGTGGAACACTTCGTGGAAAGGCTTCACTCTAATGGTAAAAGTTGAACACTCTCTAAAGTTCGTTACAGAATTTGACGAAACTCACCCTGTAGCAATTCGCCTGCTCTCTCTTGAAAAAGAAATGCAAGTAACATTCCTTGAACGCATGCTAAAAGAAATGCTTGCACCACGTATTCAGCCAGCACTTGATGAAATCAATGAAGGTGGCTCATATGCAATTCTAAAGGTGGCAGAATAATGATGACACGCAAGGACTATGTAGCGGTTGCAGAAATTCTAAAAGGCTATGAAGTTGCAATGATTGATAGCTTTTGGTTTGAGGATTTGGTAAATGATTTTGCAGATTTATTTTCTGCTGATAATCCAAATTTCAAAATGGAAAAATTTACACACGCATGCGGTCTAACTAAATAAAATAAAAAATCCTGAGCAAGATCTAAAACTGCTCATTTTTGGGCCGGGGGGTTATCCACAGCTTTATCCACAGGGGGCATTACGTGTGATTAAAAACACATTCCAAAATCTCCCGAAACTAGGGTTAAGAAGTTGAGTTTGTCACCCCCGTAGTGTAGGATATTTATATCAAGTTAATTAAAGAAAGAAGGCTCCCATGACCGCACATGTATGTATGCAATGTAATGAAAATGCTGTAGATGTAACTGAACTTTATTGCTTCCGTTGCTATCTTGACCGAGAGGTAGAAGCCATGCTAGAGTATGACTTAATAAATCAACTATTCGTAACAGGAGAGGCTAACTAATGTACTACGACTTTGATAATCAGATTAGCATGACAATATCTAATTGCTCATGCACCACTAACACACTATGCCGTTCATGCGAAAGAGAGCAAAACTAATGGAATACAACTTCTCAATTACTGCAACCTATGACAACGAGACTACACCTTATTGGGTTGGTCGCTATACAGACGCTATCTCTGCCGTAACAGAGTGGAACAAGATTGTTGATTGGGGATTCGCAGATGAATTCGCAACTTACAATTTCTCAGAGCCAACAGGCAAAATGCACACTAAGATATTCTATCGTAATGGAAATGTAGGGGGTAAGTAATATGGGTAATGTAACAGCACTTGGTATTCAGGAAATGGTACTTGACTTGGAGACTCAGATTCTCTACCACCTTAAAGGTAATCACTATCCACCTGTACCCGCAGAAATGGTACAGCCATGTATTGAAGCGATTGACGCCTTCTATGACGAGGACTTTGACCGCATGATTGATATGCCAAAGGTTGGTGACTTTCAGATTCTATACAAGGGTTCAACAGTTGCACCTGCAAGCGCTATCGTACAGCAACACCACCTTGAAGTGTTCATTGAACCCGATGAGGATTTCTCAGATGACTTCCCTATGTCTCTAGAATATGACGAGGGGTAAAATGAATACTGAGATAAATATTCGCCAACTTTCAAGAAAGAATTTATATACAGAGTGTATTTATTGTGATAGCCCTATTGAAAAGGGGCTCTTTGACGAACTAGATAATACCATGTATCTAGATTGTGCCTCATGTAAAGAGGAAAGTACCGTATGGGATTGGTATGACGATTGGGAGAAGCCATAATGGAATGCTTGCAGCTAAATGAAGGTCTAACACCATGCTTTAATCACCTAGATGGAACTAAATGTTTCATTACCTTCTGCGTTGATTGCGGTAAAGATATTAAACGAGATTGCGACTAAGGAGATAAAATGACTGCTACAATAAACAACATGGAACTAGTATGGGCAGATAAATTAACACCAGGATCATTGATGATTGATGACATGATAAAAATTGATGATGAGTTAATTGAAATCGTTAGCATTGATTCTGATGCAACAGGTGATAATTATTTTATTGAATATGCTGATGTATATGGTGAATCAGACACAGCAATAATTGCACATGACACATATGTTGATTTATATGTGTATATAGAATCAGAGGATTAGCAGCTGGGGCCGGGGGCCCTGTGAGATTCATCACAATTAAGATGAGTTGTATTTTTCCCCCATAAATGCTAAGATTAGTATATGAAAAAGACACCTGAGGAATTACGCAGACTAATGGAACTTCGCCGTTCTAATGCTGCCTCTGCGGTGCCTAATCAAAAGAAATATGACAGAAAGAAATGTCAGTCCCTAATGCTAAAATTAAAGAAAGAAAGCGAGTCCCACCATGACTAAATTACTCAGAAGCAAAGATAGAAAAGTAGCCAACCTTGTCACACCTAATGGTAAGCAAGCAAGCATGGCTAATACATTCGGATTACCTGCAGGCAAGGCTTACTCATGCCCTGGTGCTACTAGCGTATGCGAAACAGTATGCTATGCAGGCAAGTTAGAAAAGGTATTCCCAACAGTTAAAAAGAATCTACTTCATAACTGGGAGTTACTAAAAGACGCAGACGGTGAAACTATGGTGCGTTTACTTAATGAAATGATTAGTGAATTTAATGCAGAGTGCGAGAAGCGCAATGCACCTAAGCAATTCCGTATCCATTGGGATGGCGACTTCTTTAATGATACATATACATATGCATGGAAGATGATTATTGATAAGTACCCTGATATTCAGTTCTGGGTATATACCCGTGTTAAATCGGCTGCCATAATTCTAAACCATGTGCCTAATCTATCTTTATACTATTCTACAGATAGCGAGAATAAGGCTATAGGTATCACTCTTAAAAATGATCATGGGGTATCCCTTGCATACCTTGCAAAAAACTTCCAAATAGGACAGGCAGACATGAAGGAGTTGACAGGCAAGGTAGGAGCTAAATGTCCTGAGAATAAAAAGGCTATTCCCCTAATCTCTCAGAAAGGGTCTGCCTGCGCTACCTGCAAGTTGTGTATTTATGAGAAATCTGATATAGTTTTCAGTGCAACCAAAAAGTAAGGGAAACCTATGCTAACAATAACTATATTAACTATCATAATCGCCATATTCCTCTTTGCAGGGCTAGGGCATAAGTGACGCAAATCACACTAGAAAGGGTCTCAATATATGAGATTTTCTAGGGCAGGAATTGTATTTCTGAGATTTTTCAGATATACTAGAAATATAAGCAAAACCAACCAAACTAACAAGGAGAAGCAAATGACAGTATCAACAGCAACATACAAGGTCGGCGACCTATTCACAACACAGAAGTCAAAGGTCACAGGAACAATCGTGGAAATCAAGCCAACAGACAAGAACACAGTTCGTGTTAAGTTAGATGTAAATGGCAATATCCGTTGGACAACTTGGAAGGCATAAACCTTTCATAACGAAACAGGGGCAGTTTAGGAGAGTGTTCTAGCCCAATGTCGTAAGTAAGAACTCTCCCCCCTTCGGGGGAAATGTCAGTACCACCCCCTATAATAGAAATATCAACCACCAAAGAAAAGAGAGCAAAACAATGGCAACAAGAGGAAAAGCAATCTCAGTAAAAATCGCAACACCAAAGGTAATCAAGGCACTAGAAGCATCACTCGCTAAAATTGAAGCAGACTACGCATCACAAGAAGCAAGCGAAGCAAAGTATCAGAAGGCTATGGAAAAGTATAGAAAAGAACTTGGTGCATTTGCGGTAAAGCATATCGCTAAGGCAGAAAATCTACGCTCATCATATCGCTCATGGAATAATCAACTAAACATTGACTTTGACCTAACAGTTACTAAGGACTCGCTTCCAACTGAACCTGAGCGTGATTTCGTATCATTGAACGAATACGAATATCGTAATCAGAAAGAGGAAATTGCAAACGCAATTCGTATCCTCAAGATGACAGATGAGGAAGTAGTAAATACTTCAACATACAATGCGGTGGCTCGCTACCTCTAGCAAAGTTGGGTGGGGTGTAAAAGCCCCACTCATTTCGCCAGGCTGATTAGGGCGATTATAGAAATACTATAGAGCACGATCTCGCATATCGTTGAAATTGCGAACAGTTCTCACCAACTGCAAGAGGTGAAAATTCCTGAGTACGAATCAAAACTGCTCACCAATATTTATTCAGCTGACTGCATAAGTATGCGGGGCCGGGATCGTGTGATATTAATCACATCTCAATATGTAAGACTATTAAGGGTATTAAGTTGCATTTGTCGGAACCCGCTGCTAGACTTATATTAACAACAACAGAAAGAGGCCCCCATGGACCAGCAAACACAACTAACCAACGAGCACTATCTTACACGAGAGTTTCTTGAGAATCAGGTTGCAGCACTATCAGAAGCAATCTCAAGAAAAGATGCATTAATCATCTCATTGCAGGACCGTTCATCCGAACACTCAAACAATCTATTTACAGAACGTCGTGCACACCAAGAAATCATTGACTCAATTAAAAACTACGTAATTGATGCAGTGCGTGATGGAACCATTAGCGCAGAGGTTGCAGAAGCACTTTCTGAGATTTGTAACTTTGAACTAACTAAGACTGTAACTATTAACGCAGTTGTAGAATTTGAAGTTGAAATTGAAGTACCATTTGATGCTGACGCAGATGATGTGGCCAACACACTTGAATTCAGTGTTGACTCATTTGATTATTCAATCGATGACTACAACGTTGATACACGTCAGTTAAATGCAGAGGATAATATTTCGTAGGGGGCTATGGAATAGACCTACCGAATGTCTATAAACTAGGTTACGGACCTGAGCATTGTCCATGTAAACGGCTCACTTTTTATTTTCCCAATTTTCCCGGCCCCACGAACTTGATCTTGTCAAGCGACACGCCATGTGAATTACGACACCTTTAAGAAAATGTCCGATTTATCCCATATCTAACTAGCCTGGCTTGCATTTGTCGGTGGCTGGGTGTATGATTAGATTAACAACAAACAGAAAAGAGAAAACTCATGGCACATGACCTAGAAATACAAAACGGTAAGACATCTTTCGCATCTTTCCGTGAACCTGCATGGCATGGATTGGGTACCGTATTCACAGAGGAAAAGACCACAGCAGAAATGCTAGAGGCTGCAAGCCTTAACAAGTGGAATGTCCGTCTTGAGGATATGCCAATTCCTGCACACCTAACAAGCGATAAAGAATATCAATATGTTATTCGCACAAATCCTACAGACAATTCACAGAACGATGTTCTTGGTGTTGTAGGTGAACGCTACCATGTATTACAGAATGAGGATTTATTTTCATTCGGTGACAATATTCTTGACGGTGGTGGTCGTTGGGAAACCGCTGGTTCAATCAAGGGTGGGCGTGTAGTATTTGGCGCTCTTGCTCTTGAGCGTGAGACTGTACTAGACCCTAACGGTGTTGCAGATAAGGTAAAGACTTATCTCCTCATCAATACATCACACGATGGTTCAATCGCAATTCAAGCAAGCATCACACCAGTGCGTGTTGTGTGCGCTAATACTCTTAACCTTGCATTAGGTTCAATCAAGAAAAAGAATGGCATCAAGCAATCATTCAAGATTCGCCATACACAGACCGCTAATGGCAAGGTACAGATTGCTCGTCAGACTCTTGGTCTTGCTAATGCTTACATGGATGAATTTGACATCATGGCTAAGGCTATGATTGAGAAGGAAGTCAATGCTAAGACTTTTAACGATATTATTCTCGCTGCTTACCCTAAGCCAGAAAAAGATTCTAAGGGTGCTGTAAAGAAGTGGGAAAATAAAGTAGATGTTATCAATGACATTTACACAGGTGAATTTAATGGCATGATTGCGGGTAACGCATGGGGAGCCTTTAACGCACTTACAGAACGCCTTGATTGGTACCGCACAGCCCGTGGTGGTAACAATGAATCTATCCTTGCATCAGCATCAGGATTTGACCCTGCAATTAACGCAGAGAAAAATCGTTTGCTAAAAGTTGTGCAGAATGTTATGCAACTAGCATGATACAATTTCCTAGGCATGAAGTAAAACTGCCTGCAAGATCTCATAGCTCAATTGGTTAGAGCGCTACCCTGTCACGGTAGAGGTTGCGAGTTCAAGTCTCGTTGGGGTCGCCAAGCTTAAATGGGGCCCCGGAAAAATTTGGACAAATAGGACATATAGCTAATTAGATTAATGTAAAACCTTTATTAAGAAGGCTTGATATTTTCTCCCGAAACCTGTACAATTAATATTATGACCACAACATACAAACCATACACCATATCAGAACTCGTAATGGAAATTTATGAGGACAACCTATCGCACTTTGAGTTTGAGGAGAACATGGGGGGAGACCCTTGTGATTGTAATCTCCATATCACAATGAACACTATTATGCAATACTGGGGAGAGTAATGCATACTCATATTTGGCAATGCTCTGATACCCCTGGAGTTTTCATTTGTCACTGCCATGCGGTAGCATTTTATAATAGTGTAACTCAAGAAAAAGAGGTTCAACAAATACTATGATGTGGATTAAGTATGATTATCTCTGCACTGATTGTGATGCCCTTATAGAGATTACTGCTTGTGCTGATAAGGTTTTAGATCCCGCCTGTATTTGTGCAGGGCAGGGAGTAGTTATCCTATTAGAACAATCAAATGCAA